AAATGTTTATTGAAGCTTTGAGGAACATGGGGAAAACGATTGGAGAAGACAAGCGAAAAAACGGTAGTTAAACTATCTTTGGCTACTGAAGAAAAAATCATAGACAAGATAGTTGACCTTGCTCAGTATATGGGAGATACTACTTTCTACCCATATCAAGTTCCGTTTGCTCGTAGGCTTACTCAAAGTATCATCACAAATGAGGGTGCAACCCTCTCCGCTCTATTTTCTCGTCAATGTCTTGCAGAAGGTTCTCTTGTTATGGATAGAGAAGGTAAGGTGTTGTATGTTGAACAACATCCTGATGCCTGGAAAACAAAAGATTCTGCCGAACTGTATGAGATTAAAACTCTTGGTGGTCATGTAATTCGTTGTACTGAAGAGCATCCTATTTATACTGATAAAGGATGGACTCCAGCCCAATGCATTGAAAAAGGAACCAAAGTAGCTGTTTTAGACCATTGGAATAAGTTTGGTAACGGCAAAATACCTTACAAAGATAAAGTGTTTGTTATGAACACTGAACTAGCAGAGCTTGTAGGATGGTTGGTAGCTAATATAAAAGGCTCCGAAGAGGTAAAAATTACTACTGGTCATAAAAGAGCGCAAGAACTTATAGAAAAGTATTTTCTAGACTCTGACTATTCCATAAAGAAAAGCAGTTTTACTCTACGTCTAACAGGGCATATTAAATCGTTTCTTAAATATGTCATAAAGTTTAATGATTATGGAATGCCTGAAGGAATCAACTACTTTACCAAAGACCAATTGATTCGCTTCTTTTATCCACTTTTTCTTACTAATGGAAAAACATACAAAAAGCCTAACACAATGAAGATTGTTTTGAAAAGCAGTAACCCACAAGTTTTAGCTTTTTATAAAGAGCATCTTAATAAATTAGGTATGCATGGAAACTATGAAGTTTGGATTGGTCATGTTCTTATATTTCAATGCGCTACTAATTACGTTCGTTTTAAAGAGTTGTTCGAAGAACTGCTTCCTTCAGAGTTTTTCCCTCCATTTTTTAGATATCGTATAAGACAGAGTAAGACCTTTTCTGGAGAAGATGGAGAAGTTCTTACTTATGCCCGTGTTCACTCCGTTAAAAAATTGGGCATTCAAGCTCCAGTTTGGGATATAAACGTTCCCGAAAAAGGCTGGTTTTTATCCTCTGGAGTGAAGCTTCATAATTCAGGAAAAACACAAATAGTGGCTATGATTACTGCGGCATGTATGGTAATTCTTCCTTCACTAGCAGAAAAATTCCCTGGAAACTTTAGTTTGTTTCAAAAAGGGCTGTGGGTAGGATGTTTTGGTCCTATTGGTGAACAGGCTATCACTATGTTTGATAGGATTTATGATATCTTCACTACTGATAATACAAAGAGGCTCTTCATAGAAGAACTGAAGATGCCTATTCCTGCGCGTGGTGGAGCTAGAGGAAACTTAATCAGGTTACAAAACAAGTCTTTTGTTCGTTATCAGTCTGGTAGTAAACGTTCGAAGGTAGAGTCTAAGACCTATCATCTTATCCTTCTTGATGAATGTCAAGATATGGAAGCCTTCAAAATCAAGAAGTCTATTCTTCCTATGGGAGCCGCTGTTAATGCTACAGTTGTAACTACTGGTACTCCTGATGTGTATATTGGATACTTTTATGATACAATAGAACAGAACAAGGCATACGATTTAAAGAATCCTTCGTCTAAACAAATGCATTTCGAAGTTGACTATACCATCGCGCAGAAGTATAATCAGTATTATAAGAAGTATATACAGCGAGAGATTAAGAGACTTGGTTTTGATTCAGACGAATTCAAGATGGCATATCGTTTAATATGGCCTATTACTAAGGGTATGATGTTTACTAAAACTCAGCTAGACGAGAAATGCTATGATAAGGCTTTGAAGGCAGTTAAAATATGGAAAGATACGCCGTGTGTTGCTGGGTTAGATTTAGGAAAAACACAAGACTCAACTGTTGTCACTGTTATTAGACCTATTTGGGAAGAAGCAGATGATGAAGGCAATATGCCAAAGTATCTTTTGAATTGGTTAGAGATTGAAGGAGATAATTGGGAAGACCAATATCCTCAAGTTATAGACTTTTTGAGTGACTATTATATTGATACTCTTGTGTGTGATACGACAGGTGTTGGCGACCCTATTAGAGAGCGATATGCCGTATTGTTGCCACAAGTAAATGTAGTTCCATTTACGTTTAGTCCAAGCTCTAAAGACATTGGGTATAAATATTTGCTTCAAGAGGTAAATAGTAGACGAATGACTATTCCGGCTCATGTGGCAGTAAGAAAAACACAGAAGTTTAAGAAGTTTGAGCAGCAGATGACGACATTGAAGAAGAACTACAGCGGTAAGTTTTTGAATCCCTGCCCTGTAGATAAAGAAAAAGGCCATGATGATTATCCTGATTCTTTGATGCTGGCTGTGTTTGGTACTTATTTTGAAGTTATGCCCGATATAGAAGAAACGGTTAATGATTTCTTTCGTTCTACTAGAGATAATATGGAACAGATTTTTGGTCGAAACTATAGTAGGCCAAGAAAATAGACGATAAAGAGATTAAAGAAAGGGGGTGAATAAGTGACATACGCTTTACCTGGAAACTTTGATTCACAAGTATACTCAAGCACATTCTTTGCACAAGTATTCAACTTTGGTCCAGACCATTCTGAGCGCGTAACTAAATACCAAAACTGCTGGGATTTTTATGATGGCAAGCATTGGACACAGACTGCTCCAGAAGGATTTGACCAAGTTACTATTAATTACTGTAAGGTCTTCGTTAAGAAGATGCGAAGATTTGCTTTTAGAAATTCTTGGACTATAGCTTTTAGTGAAGAACAAAAAGAGGATGGAATTGATACTTGGGTTAAAAATGTTTGGAAAGCAAACAGTTTAAAGAGCATTACTAATGATGTTGCAGATTTTGGAGGTATTTTTGGAGATTGGTTTATCTATCCACAATGGCTTCCTTCTCAGGAGGAAGATGCTGAAGAGCAAACTGGAAAACCATCAGATGTAAAACTTGTTGCACTAGACCCTAGATATGTTTTTCCTCAGTACAATTCAAAAACAGGAGAGATGGAGTTTTGTATTGTTTTAATTCCTTATCAGGACTTCAAACTAGTTGGTAATCAATTTGAGCTAGAGAATAGAATCTATAGAGAGATTCACACTAAGGAGAAAATATTCATTCAAGAACTAAATGAGAAAAATGAAGTTATAGAAGACAGAGTTATTGATAACCCCCTTGATAAGCTTCTTATTGTTCATGGGATTCATCAGCCTAAAGCCGGTAGTTACTTCGGTGCTGGTATTGTAGAAGACGTTATAGACAGCAATAAACTGTTCAATGAAAAAGCTTCTGATGTATCTGATATCCTAGATTATCACGCTGCTCCTATTACTTTAATCTTTGGCGCTAAGGCTAGACAGCTTGAAAAAGGTGCTAATAAGATTTGGTCTGGATTGCCAGCTAATGCTAGAGTAGAAAACTTATCTAGCCAAGGCAATATTCCTGCTGCTAGAGACTTCTTGAAGGATGTTAAAACCTGGATGCATGAGCTATCCGGTATTCCTGAAAAGTCTCTTGGAGGGGAAAGAAAGATTAGCAATACTTCTGCTACTTCATTAGCCCTTGACTTTGAACCGCTTATTGAGTTGGCTGATGATGTTAGATTTTATTTTGATGAGGGTATTAAGAAAGTTAATGAGCTAATCATTGATATCGGTATCTATACTGGAGCCATTTCTTCTAATTTAGAAGAGCCAGTATTATATGAATGTGAAATAGACCACGGAGCATTGTTGCCTAGAGATAGAAGTATTGATTTGTCTGATATTTCTACTGAGCTTAGTAACAAACTTGAATCTAAGAAAGGAGCTATGGAACGTCTTGGAGTAAGAGATATTCCTGCTAAAGTAAAAGAGATTCAAGATGAGGAAGAAGAAGAGAAGAAAATTGAAACAGAATTGGCACAGAAATATATGCCACCTGAAATGATTGGACAAATGGGTGATGTAGATAACTTGACAAAACCTGACGTTTATGCTAAAAATGAAGGAACGACTACTAAACAACGTAAGGCTAGAAAAGCTATAAACAATAATCCTGAAGTTCATGGACAACAGGTGACAAATGATTCAACGGTCAAGAAATCGTAGGAAACCATAGGGAAAAAGGTCAGGTCTAAGATATGATTTGACCTTCTTTCCCTTGCATAGAGTAAAGTTATTTTGGTGGTTGCCGAGAAAGATTAAAAAGCTCTCGGTTGACCATGACCATGAAACGGGCAAAGTAAGAGGCTTGTTATGCTACAAATGTAATTTAGGAGTAGGTCAGTTTGAGAATTCAATTGAACTTCTAGACAAGGCCAAAAAGTATCTTACTAAACAAAACATTTAAATAAGCCGATATGTTTATTAACGACACTGAAAGTAAGGGGGTGAGATGGCTAGAGGCAGTTTCAAACCTGAAAAATCTGCTAAGAATACATCACAGCAAGGCGTATTTAATAGAGCAGTAAGTGAATTACGTCCAAATACGTTTGACGATTCTGCTAATGATGACGCTTGGGCGAAGAAAGTTGTACAAAGAGATTGGGAGCATCCATATGATGCTGATTCTAATCCAGATGGACCGCACGATTAATTAGGAAGGAGTGACAAAAATGGGCGATGAACTAGACGAGAAACTTGAGTCGCAGAACGATGACGAGAAAGATGAAAAGGCACTAGAAGGTAGCGAAATCCCTGGAGAGGGGAAAGAAGCTAAGAAAGAAGTAAAGAAGGAAGAGAAGAAAGACGATAAATCTGCTGATGTTGAGGCATATAAAAAAGCTATTGCAGAAGCCGAAATCGAACGTATTCGTAAGGAAGAAAAGGATAAACTCTATGCTTCCTTTGAGAAGTATAAAGAAGACGCTCGTAAGGCTGAAGAAGCTAGAAAAGAAGCCGAAAACAAGCTGAAGGAATATGAAACTTCTAAGCTTTCTGCTGAAGAACAAGCCGCATTGAAGCTACAGCAATTAGAGGAATCTAATGCTAAACTTCAAGAGCAAATGGGTTCTTTAATTGAGGAAGCTAACACCAAGATTACAACTCTTCAGTTGGAACTTGTGAAGAAAGAGGTATTGGCTCAATATGGTGATGAAATAATTCCTGCACTTGTTAGTGGAAACACTATTGAGGAAATCAGTGAAAGTGCCGAAAAAGCACATAGAGAGTATATCTCTATTCGTGAGCGTGAGTTGGCTAAAGCTAAAGAAGCTGGTAAGCCGAAATCACAAATCGGTACTGGAGTTAGTCCTCAGAATGATAGGCTTAATGCCGGGGTTACAGCAGCAGATATAAGCAAGATTAATGACCCTAAAGTTTGGGAAGCTAATAGAGATAGGTTCCTAGAGGAAGCTCTGAAACAGATATCTTAATCTTAAAGAAGGGAAAGGGGGTGAATAACTAGAATGACAAGTTATCTTACTACTGCTCTTGCAGCTACGGATGGAACTAATGTAAGACTTTCGCAGGTAGTTCTTACTATCTATTCGAAAGACATTATGTTCCAGGCGCAGCCTGTTCTAAGATTTGACCAGTTCGCTCAGGTTAAAACCGACCTTTCCGCTACTCCTGGTAAGCAAATTACCTTCTTCAAGTACAATAACCTAAGTGCTGGTGGCCTGTTGACTGAAGGTACGCCTTTGGCTACTAAAGCTCTGGCAGGTTCGCAAGTGTCTATCGCGGTATATGAATACGGTAACGCTGTTGCTGTATCTAATATGCTGTTGGTGACTGCTTTCACGGATGTTATGGCTGATACAGCTAAACTGCTTGGTCAAGATTATGCTAAAGTAATCGACGGTTTGGCAAGAGATACTATTGAAGAAGGCGCTGGTAGTACAGTTTTTGCTAACAACAGAGCTAATGCTGATGCTGTTACATCTGTTGACTATCTAACAATGGAAGAAATTAAAGACGCTGTGGAGATTTTGGCAACAAATAATGCACAGAAGATTAATAACGACCATTGGGTATGCTTCGTACATCCACACCAAAGCCGTAATCTACGTGATGATGATAATTGGGTAACAGTTGGAAAACTAGACCCGCAAAGAATGTACAATGGAGAGATTGGTCGTATTGATGACGTTATCTTCGTTGAGACTACACAAGTAAGCATTGATGCTAACGAAGCCGCTACTCCTGTTGACTGCTATTCTGCTATCATGATTGGCGACAACGCTTTCGGTAAAGCCGTGGCGCTGCCTGTTGAAATGCGTGATAACGGAGTTGTAGACTTCGGTAGAGAGCGTGACCTAGCTTGGTATACAATCTGCGGATACGGTGTACTTAACGCTGATAATATCGTAAAAATCATAACTGCCTAATCCTCTGATTGGTGTTGACATTTTGAGGGGTAAGTGCTAAACTTGTTTAGTAACTGCCCCTCTAGTTCAAAAAGGACTTAAATGGAACTTGAACTAACACAAGGAAAAACGACTGTTATAGACGATGAAGACTATGAGTTGGCCTCGCGTTATAGTTGGTTTCCTCGTACTGATAAGAAAAGCGGTACAGTGTATGTTGCTAATATGAAAGGAAACAAAAACCATGCAAGGGGTGGTAGATATAAATATAAGAAGCCTTTTCCTATTGAGTACTATATTTAAAGGAGACTAAATGAGTAAGGTAAAAACCGCTATTTTCGAAGATGAGGAAGCTCTACAGAGCATTGAAGAATTGAAAGAAACTAAAGAAGAGCCTATTGAACCT